GTGGCGGGTATGAACGGGCAGTGGTGGGCACCGCTGGCAGTAGCACCGTTGTTCCTAATCTATGCCTTGTCAAAGATTTATCGCCAGGGGGCTTGACAAACGCCTCTGAATGTGGTATAATCGAATTAGTGATTCGCGGGGGTCTTTTATAAGCCTCCCGCTCTTTTTATCTACGTCACCATACGTCGTGCTAGTTCGTTGGCAACCGCGCTAGCTATAGATGCAACATCTACAGCATTTCCTGTGACACTGGGGACATCCGGTATCATGTCGGCCTCTGCTTGGTAGACATCCATCCACGCACCAAACAGTCTGATATAAATACCCAGTTCTGCTTGGTCGTCGATATGGCGCTTACCAACTTCTCCCACGACATAGACTTTACCACCATCTATGCAATGAATTAGTTTTGGCATATCTTCCTCCATCTTTGCTACTACGTCCGCTACTAACTGTGGTATGTCCAATTGTCCTGGGTCTCCCCGATATATACTGACCTCATAATGCCCAAATGTTCTATCTGGTGGTATTCCCAAGGCTTTGCATCGGTGAGCCATAAGGTCAACTAGAGCCTTCCACTGAGGAGAGCCCCGTGGCATTGTAAGGTGAATATCAGTGGCAAATCCTTCTATTTCTACAGATAGTGTTTGGAGGTTCAGGTTGATGGTTGAGTCTGCCCAACTGGGGTAAGGTTTACCCTCCACAGCATTAGCGTAAGCGCCTTCGGACTCAGGCACACACTGGAACACAAAGCCCAAGTAGGATACGAAGTATGTTGTGGACGCCTCTCTAGTTGTATTATGGAAATAGTATGGGGTCTGAGGGTCTGAATCAGCAAGTTCTTCTGGTGTATGCAGGGCCCAAGCACGAGGACGATTGAAAGCGCCGCTGTATCCGTAGTTAGCGGCCTCGACGACAATGGCTCCTGGGTAATCAGCATTCATAAGTTATACCACGGTTCTAAGGCGCTATCCACACTGCTGAAATTAGGGTGGATGCGGCAATAATGCTTGTGGATTGCGTGCCACCACTCTTCCACGAGCGCAATTGGGCAGCCTCATTATTGGTTACTGTTACAATCCACGCCATTCCAGTAGTAAAGCCCATCCACCCTTCAGCGAGGATTCCGGTCATTATGGGTGTCTGACCCGCGCCAGAGATGTTTAGCTCCACGTAAACCTCTCTAGCTTCAGTGGCACCGCTACTGTCTCGCATTAATGAGCTAGCCGTTATTAGCCAAATACCACCAGGAGATAATGTGATGGTGGTGCCTACAACAGCTTGAGCGCCAGTGGTTAGTGTAAGATTTGCTGTGGCCTTTCCTGTTAGTGTGGGGCGGAAAATAGAGTCTTCCACGTCATAGTTGGTAGCCAATTCAGGGATGCGTCGGTCATAACGAGAGTTAGGCTGTGATTGTAGCATTTGTTCCAGCCTGTCCATCTTTCGGGCTAGGGCTGCAATTTGTTCTTCGTAGCTAGGCAATGGGCGGACTCCCCCATAGTTCCATCAAGCGGATAGTCGGCGGTACTCTTGCACTAGATGATGTGGCTATCCATGTAAGGTGGAACATAATGCGATAGACGTTCTGTCCCCGCACTCCGAACGGGCGACTGTGCCATCCATCCCCTACAATCGGCGCTCCTAGATTTATGTCATTCCCATCGTTATTGATTATGGCAGATATTTGCCACTCATCTCCCGCTGCCATGTCTTGAACCACTAAGGTTACTCTGTCCAAATCCATTGGCTCAGGTAGAGTAATCTCACTGAGAAAGGCATTGCCACTTGTGATTACCTTGTGAGTGTCTGTCCGAGAACGGAATGGGCCTGCTCGTGGGTCAAGGATGTTGTAAGATAGGTTGCCCGTGTCCCCATACCAGACACAAGGAGTATTGTACGTGGATGAATTTGGCTGACTCTGAGCAGAGACGAAGATACCCAAGAGATGTTGAGCATCTTGCAGGGTTGTGGTTGACACTACTTGCCAGGTTAGATTCCGTGGGTCTCTGGTCTTAGAGTATCCACATAGAATTAAGGCAGCCGTAGAACTAAGTAGTGGTTGATACACTGCCCATACATAGTCACCAGTGGCGTGTACTCCCATGTATCGCCCGCCGTGTAGTTCGGTTGCTCCCGACGGTGGGATGGAACCTACACCAGACTTCGCCTCAATACCTATATTGACTGGTATTTCCCCAGGGGTATAGTAGAGGAGTCCTGTGGGGTGGGGTATCAGAAGACCTCCTCTCCATGATGGCATTGGAATATTGTCAAACACATTGCGCCACGAACGGAAATCCTCGAAGATAAGACCTGAACGGCCTTGAGTATTGAAGGATAGGAGACCCTCTACTGTTAGGACGAACGACAGCCCACTAAGCCCTGAGATTGCGGCGGGCCGTTCATTCTTATCACCAACTGTGAAATAAGAACCCCAATCTGCTGTAGTGGTTGGAGTACCATTGACGGACAGAATAGCGTATCCATTGTCCTTCAACCCAGCTATCATCTGCCCGTTCATATTACCAAGATGGTCGGCTCCACCGCCTGTCCATGCACTTGAAGCCGCAAGTTCACCAGAGCACCCTCCGGTGGCGGGAGTCAACTTCCGAGGGTCGAACTCATCCCCATCTGGTATCCACCAGAAGCCTTGATAGCGTGTGGGTTGTCCAGTTTTTAGTAGATTGGTTAGCGCGTAAAAGCCAGACTCCTGTGTAGCGAAGGCACTATTGAAAAGGTCAAACTTATCGAGGAAACAAGAGGTATTACCCACTCGCCCTCCGCTCATCGCGTAGAGATGGCTTGGGCCAGGCGCAGCGCCAACAATAGAGCCTCCCAGACTTATCCATGCTCCTCCGGCACCACTCAACGTGTGAGTCATTGAGCCGCTGGCTGCTCCCACCTTAGAACTAGCGGTACTTCTCATATCATTACCTGCATTAAGAATCGTTGCGATTAGAGTTTCCGCTCCGTCCTGAGTATCAGTAAGATTATTTGGGGTTGCGCTTCCCATTACCATAATTTCGCTAGTGGAACTAACTATCCCCGTCTTGGCAATACTGGTGCCAAGGCCATCGGCTGAAAAGGTTGCTCGGATAGGAGCGGTTTGGCTTGTTTTGTAATAACTAGCAGCGATGAGTATAATATCTGCGGTTCCCCCATTACTGACGGTGGCAACTATATCATGTGCTCCAATGTCAGGATTAGGTAGGTAATACAATATACCTGCGAAGCTCGAACTATACGCCTCATCTACAGCATTAATCAAGGTGTCGCCATTAAAAGTAATTGTAAGGTCAGACTCAAACCAAGCAAGTGTGCTATTGACAAACACCCAGACAAAAAGGACTTGATTTGGCTGATTAGCAATGGTGTGAGAGACTGTTAGGGTATTAACGTTATTGGTAGACCCAGACGAACTTGCGTCAAAAACAGGGTTCGCTGTTGCTACAGGCTCCTCAAAGAAGTATTGAAAATGCCTAGAAGAATCGATACCAACAGCAACAGTATTCTTCAACGGAGCAGGACGCAATTCCCCAAGCATACCGAGAATCCCTGACGCATAATACAATCCATTTGCATCAGGACTGTCATCGAGGAATCCTACCCCATCACTCCAGTCTCGCCAAATCTTCAGCCGTTGCGTCTTACCCGCTGCCAAGACGTGCCCCCTTTACAAAAGTCTGTTGTGGGCGGAACTTCCGATAGATAGGGCTCACTCCTTGCCGTGTGCGTGCAGCACGGGTGCGGAAAGAGTTGGCAGACTGGAGATTACCATTCTCTTCCTCCTCGTCGGCCATATCATCGTATAGCTCGGCCAAGACTAGCTCCTCAACCAAGAGGGCAGGAGCGGTAGTAGTTGCAGTATCCGAGGCAAGAGCCGCGTAGTCCACCAAAGTCTGAATGAATATTGGTTCTGTGATAGGAGGCTGGTCAATACTCAGTCTCCACGGAACCACAGCAGTTTCGTCCCTTTCACTGTGCCATTGACTGAATGTCTGTAGCCCGCCCTCATGAAGTCTGAACGAGAAATCCTCGGCACTTCCTGCAATGTCTGCACCCTTGGGCCAGAAGTAAAGCCCCGTAATATCCTCCGCATATTCTATCTCATCCGGCGGCGTGTACTGTGTTTGATAACAAGGCAGTAAAATTGCATTGTCCCAGTATGTAATGTCTGTGTTAGCCTGTGACTCAAGATTCAACCGCACCTGCTCACAGGTTGATGGCATTGTAGCCGTGAACTGCAATCTCACCCATCCGGTGGAGGCTGATTCGGCGGTCTCAAGCACGGCGCTGTTGGTTACATCATACAGTGTCAACTTTGCTGAGTCTCCACTTGTAATAAATACATCGGCAGCACATAAGACTTGAGTAGAATTAGGTAGGTTCACGGTAGCTGACCGCGCATGACCGTTGGCAGCAGTTGCGGTTATCTTGAGTGCCTTTCGACCATGCAGGACGGTAGTTGTCTCGTTGGCAAGGGTTGCATTAGAGGCTGTAAAGCTGGTAGCTGGGGCATTCTCCATGTCACCATCGGTGATTAGAGTTAGCGGGAAATAGTAAGGATTCTCTAGGTTTCCTAAGATTTCATCTATGAGGAATTCTATGTAATTTGGGTGATACTTGTAGTGCAATTCATAGTCCATCGCCGTAAGCAAGGCTGCACTAAACGCTGGGGCAATGGTAAGAGTGCTGTTACTTCCAGAGAAAGATGTATTGGTCACACGAGCAACGGTTCCCACCGCTGGGCCAGATGCTCCAACTTCCGTAATCAATACCCATGCACCCCTGTAGTCCTCAGTCTGTCCTGCTGGAGCCAACACACTGTCAATCAGAGTCGTGGTATCACTGGCTGTGGTTGTGGTAGCGGAGACAATGGGGTGCCTAGGCTTATAGAACTTCTTGATGATGTTCTGTCTTAGTGCTTTTCTTGTTACGGTTGGGTAATTACTCATTGTATCTATCTAGCTCTGTCGCAGAATAGTTTGCCATACTTTACTCCACCAGGACTTCTTGACTACCTTGCAGTAAGTGCAGTCTGTCCCCTTGACTTTCATCTTGTGACATTTCCCGCAAAAGTTGTACCGCATTGGGCCTCCAGGGATTGGTCACTACTTCATCATCTTCTTTCGGTGCTTCTTCATCTCTGCATCTGACATCATCATACCGTTTGGCATCTTGTGCGTGCCATTCTTGTTAGCTTTCTTCTTTTTCTTTGGCATTACTATGTCCCTTTCATGTGAATGTAGGCGCCGTCGGTGTCCCAAGCTAACCATTTATCTAAGGCATCTTTAACTTTAGGTGAGTAGGGAGCTAGTTGTTTTGCCAAACAGACTGCATTCAATCTACTATCAACCTGCCATTGGAGAACTGGACGTATCTCGGAGTTATACTGAATGTTAGAAACAGATACCGAACCAGCGTTAGTACATCGTAAAGCCGCTGAAATAGGCTCTGGGTTCACGATAGATTGGCTTATCCTAAGAACCAAGCTTGTTGTGTTCTTTGAGCCTCCCCTATTATGATAAACATTAGCATTCCCATCAGCCTCTAGAAAGGCCCCTAACCAAGCGCATTCAACTGGAGTCATCTGAGGAACTGTCAGTGGTGTTCTAGACTTAGCCATTACGAAATTTCTCCTTAAGTTGAATGTACGTACCTTCGCTGTCCCAAAATAAATGACCCGCAACAAACGCCATGAAGTCAGCCCACACCATGAATGGTATAGACCAATACCCGAAGTATATAGTTAGTAGCATCTGTCCAGTAAAGAAGGCAGTCGTAACACCACCTGTTATTAGAGCGCCCCATATTCGATGTCTCTCTGTCCAGTCACGAATTTCGTATGTCCAGGGGCGACCAGATGTGTGAATCCAAAAGAATCTGTAGAATCTTCGCACTGCTTCTATCATTACTTCTTGGCTTTCTTTCCCGTGGGCTTCCATCCGTGCTCAACTGCTCGGAGCAAACGTGCTTGAGACTTGGCCTTTTTCTTGCTAGTCTTCTTAGCCTTCACTCCATGCGGGGTGCTGACTCTGTATCCTCCCTTGACTTTAGTTATCTTCTCTGGCACGCCCCACGTCCAGTCTACCCTTCAACCATGCAAAGAATACGTTACTGACTTCAGTGCTTCGGTCAATAGACTTAGTAAGCTTATCGAGAACCTCAGTATTATGGTCGAGATGATTTCCAACAATCCTGTACATCAAGTACATCCCTACGATACCTACAGGGATTGCACCCAATGCGGTGATTATCTCTACATTCATGCTCTCTCTACTCTCATCTCTGCCAACTCCTTTTTGAGACGGAGGACATGGGCGCGTAATTCATCCTCCCGTAATCTACGTACCAGTTGTTTGCCTTGTAACATCTTCCGAACTCGTCTACGCTGGAAGAAACCAAAGATACTCTTAGAGGTCAATCGCTCTATCAGTTCCGCCTGAGCCTGAGTAATATTCTCTAAATTTTGTAGTATGTTAATGTCCACAATCCTCTCCCTAGCATATGATTACCTGCGAGTACGGAAAGCCCGCAGGCGGGGCAGCGGTGACGGTGCCAATCCATAATCTCCGCGCTCGGTAGAAGTGGGGGCGGCGATAGACGTGCATTACAACTCCTCTATGTAGACCGTGCCTGAGAACGTGGTCGTGGCAGCGACAGCGGTGGTGAGCCTGACGCAAATCGCCTCACCCGCAAGGGCACGGACTCGCATCTCTGGCGTCGGTAGATAAACCCAGCCTGAGCGGTTGTTGAATGTCTCAGAGTGGATGTCAATGATAGTTCCACTTGATGTCGCTACCACATCGGCCACCGTAACCCCTGATACACCGGCGGCGGTATCGTTGGTGTCGAGTGGGCTTATCACTGCCGTTGTCCCACCAGTGGCGTCGGTTACTGTGGCAGGAAGCCGGAGAATCTGTATCGTTAACATCTGCTCATTGGCGTCCTGGTCGAGTGTCGTCTGCCCTACATAGCCCGCATGAATGCGGATGGGTTTGTTGGTCGCGGGCTTCAACTCCCAGAAGTCCACGTTCCCATCCGCCGCCGTAACTGATACGTCCGCGAACTCACATACGTACATCCGTCCCATAATTTCCTCCTTTACATTCTCAGTAGTGTATTAATCCGACGCGGGATGGCTAGACTGACCGCAGCCGCAGCCGGTGGGTCTTCCCAAAGAGGGTCTCCAGGTGGGGTTGGCGTATCGGCAGGAGCATCGATATAGTCCCCAATGGGGATGGCATAGAACTCCCCCATCTCCTCGGTGTTCCGCGACTTCAGACCAGCCTGGAGGGCGTTGAACAGGGTCGGCGTCCAGGCGGAGCCCTCCGGCGTGGTACGCATCAGACGGGAGAACCAAAGCCGCGAAGGCGTGCCATTGGCATTATAGCCGCTACCGTAATCGCCGCTGAGGTCGGTCAGGCTGCTGCTGGTAGTGCGGGCGTGGGGGTAGTGGCCCTCATAGGCAGGAGCAAAACCTTCACCCCTAAAGGTCGATATGACCTGCTCCCAGCACAGCAGCACGGCCTCCACCGTGGCTGTCTGTCCAGCCTCGTCCACCAGGTCGGGAAAGCCGAATATCTCAAGCTGGTCGGCGGCCCCAGGGGTGCAAACGTTGGTGTCGGTGTTGGCATCCCCCACGCCTGCGTCCTTCTCGTCATCCACGTCCAGGTGCGAGCCCGTCCAGGCGTTCTCGCCCGTGACGTTCTTGCGGGCCTGGTAACATATCGTCCGTAGATTCAGCCCTGGGCGGTCGGCCTCAGCGTCTCCCTCGGCGCTGCACCAGTCATCGGCCACCACTTGCATACCAGTATCAGCACCCTTAGCGCCCGCAACCTTTCGGGAGTCAGGCAGGAGATGGCCAGAGGTGCGAACAGTGCCGGAGGTAACAGCCGCTCCCGCCGTCCCGTCCACCCATAGCTTGCAGTTGTCTGTCCCGCCCGCTGTGTTCAGGGCCAGGACGATATAGCGTACCGTCGTCCCGGCTGTGAAGGTAGCACTGTTGCCGCCCAGTTTAACATCGAAGGCACCAGTGTTGGTGAAACGCTGGATGGTGAATTGGAAGGTGGCGGGCGGGCCAGCCGAGACGATAGCGACACCTACACCCAGGTATTTGTCCCCAGTGGCCGGTGCCCAATGCTCAGTACAACGGGCAGCAAGGTAATCATTGCCGACAGTTGGGGGTGTGTCAAAGCCGATGATGGCCACGGGGACAACCCAGAATAACCAGTCCTTGGTGCGGGCGAACACATGGCCACAGCGGGCGTCAATGCCAGACGAGAAACCGCCGCCGAGCATCCGATGAGCGAAGTAGCCACTGCGCTTAGTGGACTTCTCAGGAGCGGGAGGGCCAGACCCCCCTACGTTCCAGTTGGGGCCTGTGATGAACGTCTTTGTCTGCGTGTCATTGGCGGAATAGAGATAGCGGATGGGGCCATGCTCCCAGCCGCCCCCTACGTGTAGCCAGCTACGGCTCATCCTAGTACCCCCGCCAATGCCAGCCTGGGTTCAGCCAGTCATCAGGTTGGGGTAGGGGCCGCACGATTGGAGGTAGAGCAGAGTAGACAAAACAGTGATGGGGGGCGGGCTGTTGCAAGTCAGCTTGGGCCTCCAGCCAGCGGGCCAGCGCATAGCGGCTGGGCTCAGGTAGAGCGGGTAGGTTCATAGCGTCCAGATGAATGCTAGCTCCGTCCGGCCACGACACGTCCGTCGCCAGGGGCGCGCCCTGGAATAGCGGTGTCCCCTCCTTGAGTGCCTTGACCAACTCCTCAAACCGCTCGGCCAACCCAGGGTAAGGTTGGAACACCAGACGGAAGGCTGCTGCCAGTTTCTCCCTCTGCGTGACCGTAAGCCCGTCCCACCAGTAGGTCTTGGAGGTGTCCCAGGAGGCTCTGGCATAATCGCCCCCCAACACGTAGCTAGCAACGGCTATGACCTTGGGCCTGGCAGTAGCAGCGACTAGGGCCACCCTGTCTCTGATGATGGTGCCCACGGGCTCGTGGTGTAGAGACCCGATGTCGGCGGGCCACAGAGAGCCGGAGAGGTTCTGATTGCCCCGCCAGTAACAACTATAGGTCTGGGCGGCTCGCCAATCAGCAGGGCCGGTGTTGCCTATGAAGTCCGTACCGCGAATGTCCCCCACAAAACGAGTGCCGAGGTCGAACGTGCAACCCCGAACCAGAGACTCGCGGGCATGACCGTCCGGTCGTGTGGAGGCGTCAAGTACCTGGCCGGTCAAGTCTTGGTTAGTGAGAACTACTCTCATGTCTTCCTTATTCTAAGTGCTACGGTACACATCTGTGCTGTGGCAGGAGCGCCCGTCACATCAAATTCGAGGATGCTCTTGTCGGGTATCGCGGCGGAAAGCCCCGTGGCTTCGTTTTTCTGCACACCCGTTGTGGACGGCGCTACTAAATTGTTCCCCACCGTGGGGAAGTTCGCGTAGGTGTCATAGTCAATGTCCACGGTGATGTTCTCGGCAGCCGATAGCAGGATGCGCCACTCTTCCAGTACCCCAGGCCCAGGAACCTCAGCCCAGCCCTTGACTCCAGTTGTGATAGCCGCGCCGCCGCCATTGATGATGAAGTTGATGGTGTAGTAGTCTGCCTCAAAGGCATAGGTTGTCACCCCAGTCTGCCGCATGAAGTGGCCGTCCACGCCTGAAGATGTGGTGTGGTCGGACGCGCCTTCGAGGTCGTGGGAGCGGGTGTGGTCATTAGCGTGGGCCGTACTGTGTGTCGTTACGGTGGTACTTGTGTGCCCGTGACTATCATCAGCGATAACCAACGCCCCTAGTGTTCCCGTAGCGTCTCCCCCCGCAGCCGAGGCCGAGTGCAAGAGCGTATTCGCCCCCGCACCATGGACTCCAGTTGTCGCAACGTCGTGCGCTCCTACGTCCACCCCATCTACGTTACCGGAGACAACAATGTTCCCCGTCACATCCAGGCCGCCGAGCGCGTACAGTTTGCCGTCCTGGTCTAGCCGCATCTTCACCGCCGCTGTCGGCGAGCCGTTAGGACAGACCCAGAACTCAAGTTTGGTGCCGTAATTAAGAACACCAAACGCTTCAGTCGCTATGGCGTACAGCGCCGCCCCCGTCCCGTAGGCAGGGACTTCAGTAGCGCCTCCAGCCCACTGAAACCCTCCCAGGTAGTCGCCCGCTGTTACAATGTAAGTTGGGGTGCCGTCTCTGGCCCTACGGAGAACGAAAAATGGGGCCAAGCTGGGTGTATCTGACCCAGAATAAGTACCTATGAACTTAGTCGGTGACGTAGGTGTGGTGGCGAAACTGACTGCTGTAAGCTGACCGACCCCCGTAACGTTACCTCCGGCATCGCAAAGGACAAGGGAATCCTGAACACCCCTAGCCCCACCTGAGCCGCGAACCAGCGCGGTGTCGGCGAGGACAGCAGCAGCGGTAACATCGTTGGTGTTGGAGTGGTGCCCAGACGGAGTAGTGCCCCCGTGGTCAGCAGTCAAGACATAGATAGAGTGGGTATGTCCTGACGTGGCGAAGTAAGATGGAAGTTTCTTGAGTCTCATCTATAAAGACCCCCGCCGTATACAGCTTTATTATAACACATTTTCACTAGTTTGTCAAGTCCCTAATTGATTAGTGTTTGAACCACACAGCGATAAGCTGAGTCTGTTCCTGAGTAGGTGATTCGTACTAGTCCAATTTCTCCCTCAAACTCCACTACCTCAGCAGTCTTTAAGGTGAATTGGTCTTCATAACCAGTGCCAAATCTGGCCATTTCTATGAGTATGTTGCCTGTCCCATCGCAGGCAATGTAGCCCTTGACAGGGGGGTACTTGTGCAGAGTGGAGTCCGCGTTGATTGTTATAACGTGAGGACTATCACCTACAACAAAGCTTGTGTCTTCATCAACTACCCACGCCATTATCCACCAACCACCATACCATCTGCAGAAAGAGGACTCCAGCGAGCGTAGAAGTCTATATCACCAGCCGTTAGAGCAGCTGTAGCAATGGTGAGTATTACATCTTGGCCATTAGCCACAATCCATGTTCTGGGTATTGCAGCTGGGTCTAGTATCTCCTTCGTCAGAGTGGGAGTAGCGTCTATCCACACCTCATCAGCAAGCAAGTCTGTTCCAGTAGTTAGGGCTACAAATGCCGCTGTGTCACCAGAGACACCAAGTTGAATTGTAGCTGTTGCCCCAGTTAGGCTGACATTACAGATACCAAAGGTCTGGATTAATACATCTCCAGTGACGGTGAAAATAGTATATGCTCCAGTAGCACCAGTGTCATCTGTAAAGTTCCAGTTTCCACGGGCTACGTAAGTTGGGGCTCCTGGTGCTGAACGTTCTATCTTCATCGCTAGTTCCCGTAACTCACTTGAATTGTGCCACTAGTCGCACCCACACGGATGAATTGTGCTTGTGTAATCTGTTCAGCACTGTCGAGAGTGAGAACGTCCCCAGGCTCTAGCAAGTGCCCCACAGTAGCAGTGGGTGTAGTTCCGTCTAATGTGAACCTTATCTGTGCGGTCTCAACAGTAATTGTAGCAAAAGTGGCATTAAGTTTAGTAGCGTCCGTTAACTCCACTGCTGTTCCAGCAACAGTCACAGTTTCATACGCGTGGTAATCTCCTGGTGTCATTGAAAATCGAGCCATAATTTACCCTCTATTCGCTAGAATCTCTAGCAGTTTGCGACGCTCTTCACGGTCTTGCGCCTCGATGTCATCTCGCTGTGAGTCCTTCTCGCGCCTCAGCATATCCTTAATGATTGCAAACTCCGTGTTGTGCCTCTTCTCAGCGTGTCGGTCTCGCTGGTATTCCGACTGTAGACTACCTGCAGGACACACCGCAAAGCCATACTTGTCAAACTCAGCCCGACGGGGATGGTCAGCGTGTAGCCAACAGAGTTCCGTACCCTTCGGAGGTCGGAAACCAGGGTCACGAAGAGTGAATACTAGCTCCCCTGTGAACGGCCCATCGTTATACCGCTGCTTCAGTTTGGGTGACAAGTTGTTAATGTTGATAATACTGGGGTCACCCGTCTGACGATTGTACAGAGTTACATACCCCGCACTCTCAACAGACGCCACCACACTTGGGAAGGGAGTTTCCTCACTCTTTCCTGTGTCTACAATAGTTCCAGGCGGCATATCCCCTGGTTCCTGTGCCCTGTCCATGTCTCCCTGAAGGAAGGCAATGATTTCCTCGTTGTCGTCGGAGTCAGGTGCCATGTTCTGATTGTCCTTAGGCATAGTGCTTTTTCCCCTTTCTGTATGCCCTAATTCCCTCGTTCAAGTCGTTGTACCTTCGCCAGAACTTCTCGGAATCTGGCACTGGTATCGCCTCGTGCAAGTAACTTGGCTCGTTCAGTCGCAGGGTTTCAGCCATTTCCTTTAGCTCTCCCACTGTATGTACCCAAAAGCTGGGAATACGGAACTGAATAGCGTCGAAGTCTGAGGCCAAACCCAAGTCCTCTCGGTATTCAGCCAATTGGTCGTTACGATTTACTATGATGATTTGGTAGCGGCGCATTGTCTGCCCCACTCCCGTGATGGCATCCGACAGAGGAGAGAGGAGGTTAACTTCGGATAGACCGTATGCCAATTCGTCGGCGTACACTACGGTCGCTGGAAACGTAAGCCCTTCCACCGTTTTTCTCCCTTATCCTTTCATCTAAGTTTTGCCTAGTTTTGAGTAGTTTCTCTTCACGTTTGAGAATCTCGGCTAGGCGAGCCTCATCCTCCTCTGTCGCTACCTCGAAGAACACTATTCTTCCTTTTCTTTCTCTGGCTCGGACAACCTAAGAATTTCATTTTCCAATAGACGGATTTTGACCATAGCCTCACCATATAGTTGAAATAGAAACTCTATAGGTACGTTCATGATATTAACTAACCATCGTCTCAAGCTTGGCAATCTTCTCGTTCAGAGCCTTGATAGCCAAAACGGTGTACCCAAACGTGTTGATGGGGTTAAGAATCCGCCCCTTGTAATGTGTTGCCCACGGAGCTTCGTCAGCCATGATTCCCGTGTATGTAGTGGTTAGGTCGCCCGTAGAGATAACATGCTCATCACTCTCAGCCTTACTCTTGTACTGGAAGTCATACACAGGAGTTGCAATTATCTGAGAGAGCACTTCCTGTGCATCGGTTCGTTCCCCCTGAACATTCTTATATTCACGGAGGCAGGCGGCAGCGGCCCAATCACACTCGGCAGCAGCACCACCAGAGGTAAGCTGCTCCCCATCTGCACCAACACCATCTGCACCAGCAGTAATGGTTAGTTCAAATTTAACATCAGCCGAAAAGATAGCGGCAACTGCTACGTCCAAATCGTTTGCATCAAAGTCAAAAACCTCAGTGCCGTTGTAAACAGCCGCGAGGCGACCATTATGAATATCACGCAACCATCCCTTATGAACAGGACTTGTTGCCATTTCGTTTTCCTTTCCTAGCAGCTAAGGCTGCACTTGATAGGTGAGGGGTGATTTCACTAGGCTCACCCCTCGTAAGCCTTGCTATTCAATTGTTACGTAGTCCACTCACGGAAGCCCCGTGCCCAGAAGTAGTCACACTCCAGAAGAGGGTCACCTGTAGATTCCGCCAGGAGATACAGCACGGGGTAAACTAGCGCCGTCTGGTCGAAAGTACCTGCCCTAAGTTCGGCAACAGGGGTCAACCCAAGCTGGTTCCCCATCCCAGGCCCACCGAAGTAGCCAGAGCACTTACCGCTAGGAGCAATCTCGACCTTAGCGACGTACCACGAATCTGCAGTGATAGTGCAACCAGCGCGGATACCCAAGGCACCAAGCGTGGTCGAGCCCTCACGAGCAAAATCGAGGGCAGCGGTCGTGGCCTCTGCCCCGTCCAGTGAGTAGTGGAATCTGAAGTCATCCGTGGTGGCACCCGTGTCAGCGTAGAAACCAACCGCGTTACCAGCATCGTTTGAAGTCAGAGTCGAGCCACTCAGAGTGAACGGGTTAATGGGCTCGGCCAAGGCAACCGTCTCGGCCCAACCCACGAATACACGCAGGTCTGTCGCTGAGGCACCCTTGAACCGCGCACCCATACTAATAGTACCGTTGGTGGAGGGCTGCATCGGCGCACCGAACATAGCAATACCGTCACCGGCTCCGGCAGCGCCACTGAAGGAAGCAACACCACCGGACTCGTCTACTGTGTTGATGAAGTCAACAGCACCGCTCACGGCAACCAAAGAGATTTGGTTATACCGTGTGCCCGCTGTTGCGTCTGCAATTGAGGCGGTGGCATTATAACCACCAAAGTCCTCGAAAAATCCTATTCGGCCAAATTCGTCCTGAATGGCCATTATTTAGTTGTCCTTTCTACCTCGTCCTGAGGTGATTGGGTTACGACGTGGGTGCGGTAGCATCACTCATGATTTCGTACAGCCAGTTGCCAACTGAACGTTCGCCATAGGCGTACTCATCGTAGAGGATGACTTCGTCGGCACCACCGCCGAGCTTTTCGTTACGCAGGTTAACCATCCGAGGAGAGCGACCCTGCACGAGAATAATCGCTTCCTTGGCGAAGACACCACCCTTGACATCTGGAGTTGCGTCCGCTGCCAGAAGGTTGTCCTCGAAAATCTGAACACCGGAGATGGAACCTCTAAAGCCTTCCTTGAAGACACGGGCGGTTTCACCTTCGGGGATGTTGTATGTACCAACACCAGCCGTCACCACATCGAACAGGTCTTTAATCTGATAGGGGTGAAGGACAGCGTAGTGTGGGGGGTTGGAGGGTTCTGCTGTTCCGCCAAGGCGGGCACGGGAGGCCGCAGCCGCAATGTGGCCAGAAGTGAGAGTGTTACCAGTACCAGGGAGAGAGGTCGTAGCACCGTCGAGCATTGTGTGCCCGTCCTGTGCCTTCTTCCTCTCAACCGCGTTCTGAGCCAGCCCACCAATCTTCGCAAGAGCGTTCTTGGCGATGCGAGCCTTCACTCGGTCGGTAACGACTGTGTGAATTCCGATAACGGACGGGGTGACGGAGATGAGAGCGTCCGAAAGCTGCTGAGGGTTATCCAACTGTGTCGTTTCAGTGATATTCTGACTTGCCAGAGCAGCGAAACTAACCTCACGCCAGGACAACCCAGTCCCTTCTCCGAGAGTCTGGTTCTCTACGAGCCGCTGCACCGTGCCCTCGTACTCTCGCACGATACGGGCCGAGGCAACCATCGTAGGTAGACTATCGCCTAGAGAACCAGTATTGGTTTCTCCTGATGCCATTTCTATTTTCCTTTATTAAGTTTGTATCCCCCGCTTGGCAAGAATTTCCTTGAGGACTTTGGTTGGTGTGTTCGGGTTTTCGAGGAGTGCATCCTCGTCAGCCGTTGCCACATTACCTGTGGCTCCTGACACATTTTCGTCAGGCCCGCCCTCTTTGTCTCTGCGAGAGAGTCCATATTCTGTTAGTTTGGCATCCAATTCTGCAGCAAAAGCTTTTTGAGCCGTGGCGATGGACACCTCTATCGCCTGTGATTCCCGTGCCTTAGATAGACCAATCATGAAATCTACCACGTTGCCTTGCTTATCAATGACATCTTGGTAAACCTCATCAATCCTGTCTTGTCCTAACCCACGGAATTCAGGGTGTTCCTTTAGAATACCCTCTAGCGCACCTGAGAACTGCACTGCTGCATCCTGCATACTCCTTGTACTTTGGAGAGTCTGGGCAGTGCGCTTACCTAAACCCTCATAGTCCTCATCGTCAACTAAGGACAGCAACTCATCCTGTTCGCGCTGTGCTTTGGAAGCAGCAAGCCTTTGGCTCTGCTCCACTCGCATACGCTTCTCGATAGTCGCAGCCCTCTTGTCGGCCTCGGACTGAATTATTTTTGCGAGCCGTTCATCCTTAACCAAAGAAGCAATCTGCTCATCGGTCAATGTTACGGTCTTATCCGTCGCATCGGATGTAGTCTCGTCGGTTGTCTCTTTCGTCTGGTCGGTAGACTCCTCGGTGGAAGTCGTATCCTCGTCCAGCATGGAAACCTCCTGTCTTGAAACTAATCATTCTTACCTAATCTTCATTATAACACACTTAGGCAAGTTTGTCAAGTCCTGCACAGAATTATCTCATTCCATACAGTTTTGCCCAGTCTACCTTGAGTTCGTCAGATAAATCTTCGTAGGTGAATGGGTAGAAAACTGCCAAATCCCCGTTGGACATCGTTATCTTTTCCTGCTCATCGCTGAGAACCATACTCTTCAGACCCTCGAAGGTAGCGAAGAAGGCGACAGCAGCAAGCTTAGAATATTGAGGAATAGACCCCATCATTGCTATAATCTTTCGGCGGTCGATGGATACACCGGATAGAGTTGCCATGTCGTGTAGAGTAGAGGCCCACTCAAGGAGTTGGTCAACCTGTTTACTTTCGTCTCCAGTGAGTCCCTTATATTTCGGAGCATCAAACCACCGTCGAAGGTCAGTACGAGTAGAAATTAGGCGAGTATTTGCGTCTTTACCCTTCCTTGACGTAATCCTACCATCCTTGCCAGACTCAATGAAGCCTCTCATAGCAGGGGACATCTGGTTCAGGATACTCTGTTGAGCAGCTTTGTACCCCTCTGGGTCGGGAGTAATTCCATCCGCTGCCTTATAACTATCATAATTCAGTGCATGATAGTCTCGCAGAAGTTTGATGTCGTTCCCCTGTACTTCGGGCAAGTCATCTGGATTGAGCCCAAGGTCTAGAAGTGTCTGGTCGTTATATGAGTTCTTTCCAGCATAGGCTTCTGGCAGTACATCCTCTCGAAATGTTACCCCTCCGCCAGCGCGACCCCATTGAATTTCCTTAGCCCCATCTTCAATATCCTTCTGGAATTGATTATCATTATAACTCTGTCGCTTATCAGAATATTCCTGCCACTTTGAACCAGTCTCTCGCTGCCACGCATCTACCTCTTCTTGTGCCTTCATAGTACGCGGATAGTTCTCAGGGTCACTCATGAAGACTTGGGGATTTATGTAGTTGTCTACAATATACTCGTCAGTCTCCTTGGATTGTGGATTATTTAGACGATACTCTTCCACTCCGATTTCATTACGGAGGGTCTTCTTGGAGACAGGGAACGACCGACCTCCGAGAAGTGTCCCTATTACATTGGTAGGATTCAATTCCTCTGGGAGTCTCCAATCTCCAGATAGTCCCCTTGCTAGCGTTTCCCGAAGCATATCTTGGCCCACAAAGGGGACAAAACGACTGGCTAAATATGCAAGGATGGAATTACGAGTGTCAAGCTTGCGCCCTATGTAATCCGCACGATTGATGAATAGGTCTGAGGCAAAGGATAGGGCCGGAGATTGCTTGCTGCGGACGAACCTCTCAGTAATATCAAAAACATCTTGAGGACTTTTTGCTTCTGACAGTCTGCCCCCATAGAGCATAAGCTGCTGCAATACACCACCAAATCCCACGTTCTGATTTCCCAAACGCACAGTAAGAATCTGGGAGCCATACTTCGTGGGGTCTAGTTTTGGTTCCTGTCCTAGTATATAAGATAGAGCAACATAACCACCAATAGCTGTAGTTGCCCATCCTGCTAGGAGACGACGCCCAAGATTGCCACGAATTCCTAATCGCCGTGCGTCCATAATGAGCCGTAAGTACGACTCAAAGTATTGTCCGGCGAATAGAATAGAGTCAGATAGAAGCCTCATTCCTGGGCCACGGTGCATGAGGTCATTGGCCGAGAGTCGTCCAGTACCGTGCGACACAACATCGGCCAAAGCACGTCTGGCAGAGGTTATGTCCTTGCCAACGATATTGGGGCCAAATGCTTTCTGGGCAAGATGTAGATAGTTGCTGTGACCAACCTCTTCCATAAGAGCACGATTCTGCTCATATAGAGAAGCACCAATCATGTTCACCGCCCTATTCCACATATGGTTTCCACCCTTCATAAACCACAGTGGGGTGTACTTAGTGCTCCATTTTCCGGCAGTCTTCTCGATACGGTTTAGTAGGTCTGTTGCGCTGAGTTCGGTGCCCAACATGGGAACACCATCGTCAATCATATCCTGTAGAAGAGGTAAGTGCGAGTGAACCCAAGCATTGTACACGTCTCCATCGACTGCACTGGAGAATGTGACTTTCATCATATCTGCGAAAGCAACAGGATTGACAGCAAGAGAGGGCAAGGTCTGTAGCCCGATGAATGACATGTCCGCGCTAGCCCAGACAGGCTTGAATACTTTGTTGACTTCCCGCAGAAGCTCAAGGCCCTTGACAGCTGTGCCATAGACAATACCACGGTGGTTTAGGCGGAGAGTTCGTTCAACTGTATCTGCTACAGACTTAGGGTAGAGCTTGCCTCCAGCAAACGGCTCACGGATTCCTTGTAGCTCTATGTTGATAGAACGGAAAGTCTTTTTCTCGTAAGCAACTGTCTTTTGCAGTCGCTTGGCCTGAGAGCGGGCAGTCTTTAGCTCCTTGTTGGTTTGGTCAAGGTCTAGTTCAATAGCTGTAAGATTGCTTCGCAGACGTTCAGCATTCTTTACCTCACCCGCTGCCTCAGCTAAACGTTCCTCATCAAGCATAACCAGACGAGTTCGGGTCAAGTCCTCTAACTGTGTGGAGAGACTCTGTGCCTTCTCTCGTGCCTCATCATAAGCCACACGGGTTGCTTGCTGTGCGTGGGGAGTGACCGCGTACTTCTCTAGGTCGTTGGCTAGTTCCTTGACAGCTATTCGATAGTTTACCTCTTCAATGAATTCTGCTAGGGCCGCAGATGGATTATTTAGATAGACAACTTCCGGTCTCCCTGCCTCGTCGATAGTCTCCCTTGTGCGAGGCATTTGGTGAGACTGTTTCTGCCCAAGAGGGCCATGACGAGAGGAACGGCGAAGCTCGATGACTTCCCCATCCTGTTCGATAGAGATAGCCACGCGGTGGACGTATCGCTTGCCATCAGGTTTGATGAAATTTAAGAAGGCATCATCAAATATACCAGCCCTTACTCCGTCCTCGACGGATTGAAAGGTGAATAGGTTGTAGCTCCGTATAGCTTTTTCAATGTCCGAAGCCTCAGCCCCAACAAAATCATACTTGTCGGGGTCAGACAAGACTTCGGCCCAGTGTGTGCTAGATACTCCATCCTTTGGGGTGGCAGTTCGGATTAGTCCTGTTTCCAAATCTACATCTAGCGCCCGCATCTCGTGTTCCATCGCGCTCTGGACAACGGCTGTCCACGATTGAGTGCGGCGTATCTTATCAATGACACGGTACATCGCTTCCCGCGCCTCTTTAGTCATCACCTTATCGGGAATCTTGTCAGGATGAGGAATCGCGGGGTCAGACGATGGGCGGACAGGCTCTCCTGTAACTTCGTCGGCACCTAGGTCGGCAGAGCGTTGGGCACGGGCAGCATTGTCAGATTCATCAAGGATAGAACTGATGTTAGTGTGAACACCAATATCGTCCACCTCAGAGGTAATCTTACCAGCTTGTTGTTCTATATCCTCAATAGCATCGAAGAACTTAGCCTGAAGGTCAGTTGTCTTCTTACCTACTCGAATCTTGTAAGAGTTTGTGACCTTGGTGTAGCTAGTGATTTTACCAGTTTGTCCACTAAGTGGGCCTTTAGTGATTGAGACTTGTGTTCCCTTGGGATAAAGATTCTCAGGGTCAGTGAGAAGCCTAGCTACATCTTCAGGAATTCCAGCTTTAGAAAGTGAATCAGAGACATCTCCGACCTCTTCACCAGCAAGCCTAGGACTCTCAGCAATACGTGCTGTCGTTTCGTCCAGAAGCTCCTCGGCAGTTTTACCTGCCTTTATCTCGTCCTCAATCTGTACTCTCATGGGAGACTTAATAGTAGGAGGTTCCTGAGTAGGACGGCCAGTGAGGGGGTTGATTTCCTTCTCTTGAATAAGGTCTGTCAGAGTGCGTTGACGCGCAGCAAGGTCTTCGACATTGGTAACGGCAGTTTCCACGCCTGAGTTGGTGGCTCTGGCCCACTTGACTCCAGCCTCATACGGGTCATCCTCGTTCATAACCCATCGAGAGAAGGCCAATCCCTGTGCTTTCGGGTCAGCTTCCCCTAAGATTCCCGCAGCTAGTCGCGTGCCTCGTTCTTTCTCAAGGGTTTGAACAGTGCCCTTAGCAAGACCACGAAGCGTTGCCCGAAGAGTGCCTTTGCCAATAGCGCGGAAACCTTTGTAGAAGCCAACGGCTGCACCAGGCTCTAATCCAGTAGCAACAAGTTGTGATATTACATCCGCTGTTGCTCTAGCACCGGAAACTCCTGGTCGTAGACTTAGGAAAGGCAAAGCGGATACAAGATAAATCGGATTAAGTAACTCAGCCCCAACTTCTGTGACTGCACGGCTTCGTACTGCGCGTGATAAGACATTCTCCCTACCCCCTCGTCCCTCCAGAGTTCGGGCTAACGCCTCTTGTGCTCCTAGAACCACTGGGCGAGAAAGAACTTTAGCCTCATCAGCAGCATCAAGGCGAGCCTGCAATTCTCTGCTTATATCCAGAGAAGGGCCAAAGTGCTCCTCAGCCTCCCTCTCTGTCATAAAGGGCTCCTCACCTTTTAGGAGTGGTAGGACACCCTTGAAGCGACGAGTCCTATTGAAAGCACTCTCAATATCGTGCACAGTGTCCCTAATTGCTACATCGGCAATGAAGTCTCCCTCTTTGAGAAGAGCACCGCCAAGCTTACTCCAGAATCCTCTATTCCTTTCAGCTTCATCCCTAGCATACTTTTCAGGTATACCGTGGGCTACAGCGTTTTGTACTGCCTCATCAATAGCACTATCAAAGTCCAATCCCTGTCGGGCACGGATGCCCGCATAGTTGAGGATAAAGTGCTGAGTGCGTTGTTCAGGAGTCTCTAGGTCTGGTGGTACTTTTCCTTGTACTGATAGTGTAGCGTGTTCCCGCAGTTTCTTGAGTCTCTCTATCCCCTCACGGGCATAGTCAGGGTCTTCTCGCTGAAATGAAAGGTCAAAGGGAGTTCCAGCAGCAGTGCGGGTGGAAAAGGGAACAAGACGGCGGGGCTGAGTCTGTTGCTCAACCTGCCTAAATGTACGCATGGCAGCCTCAGTCTGAAGCTGCTTTGCTCGTTTCTTCTTGGATGCGAAACCAGGTAACATTATGGGAAGTGGGGGCCGGAGCCGGAGAGAAAGCTCGACGGCCCCCGAAATTGTCTAACGACCACCAAACACACCTGTCGGAGTGACGGACTGTATTCTCTTGCCAAACTCTTCAGCACTAACTCCACCACCTAGTGCCTCGTTGCCTACCCCGAAAGCTGAACGAAGGAGTGTGGTCACTGCATCTCCGCCCTGCTGGGCTTGTCGAGCAGTCTGGTAAACACTGGGCAGTCCTAGGACACCCTGTCCCGTAATGTCAATATTTCCGCCTGTTATCCCCCTCAATGCCTGCTCTGTACTCTGCTCAAACTGTTGAGCACCCTGCATAGCTGGTAGGGCCTTGAACTCACCACCAACTCCACCTAGAGCTTGTCCTCCCATGCCCGTTGCAAGAAGGACTGCACGCACAGGGTCAGTACCTAGCATTTGAGCAAACATCTGTTGTCGCCCAAATTCCAACTCCTGCAACTTCTGCTTCTCCGCAAATGCCTGTCTCATCTGCTCAAGTTCTTTAGCATTTGCACCTTGTAGTTGAGCGAGGGCATAATCGGCGTCGAACTGGAGTTTCTGCTGAAGCTGGATTTGCTTTAGCTGTTCGGCTCCCTGTAGCTGGATTTGCTTTAGCTGTTCTCCTGCAGCAAATTGTGCTCCTGCTTGAGTTTGAGTGTAAGGAGTTGGGGCAGCGCCTCCACCGCCTCCACCACTCGCTTGCCCCTGTAGGAATGACTGAAATAACGCCATCAACTCTGGCGGAATACCACCAGTAGGTGTTGTTGTTCCAGTCTTAGGCTTTCCCCATATATCAAGACCCTGTTGGGCCAGAAATAGGTCAGGAGTTAATACCATTATCTCTGTCCTTCCTTTATCTTTGTCTCCATCTTTATGATAGCCTCAACTACTTCTTTCCTGATGAGCGAACGACCATCCCTGCCCATCTTCATGTTATCTTGGAGCATCTTCTGAAAGGCTGCTGGGTTTATACGAAGGGCCAGGTATTCATTGAATGCCTCATCCTCGGTCATATCCTCACCACCAAAGGGTTTGACCCCCATTGCCTTCCGCAACTCCTGTTTCTGCTTGTAGATACGTTCAGCAGCCAACTTGGGGGCTTCTTCTAGCATTGTTACTTTGTCCATTACTGCACCAGTCCTGTTCCTATTTGGGGAGTCCCTGGCATTGGTTGCTCCTTCTGTGTCGTTAGCCCTCTCCCGCCCTGTATTGATTGAGGAGCGCCGCCTGTGGGGAATGGCCCATTGCCCAAGCCCATCATTCCGCCAAGCATGTCTTGGAGTTCAGGTGGTAGAGCACTTTGTAGAGCGCTCATGTCTGTAAACTCATTAACATTCTCAAGAAGGTCGAATTCGTCTAACACCTCTTGCATCATCTTGGCCTGTACAGGGGGCAGCTTCTCTAGTTCACCAACTAGCTTCTCCATCCGCAGCATGGCTGGGTTCTCCACGTCAAGGATATTCTCAACAATCCAATCCCACGGCATCCCGAACTGGAGGAACATATTGGCCGTGCCAATGTCCTGAGCACGGTCAACCGGCCCCTTGGGTTCAATACTTGCGTTCATGCGCCCACGGGCAGCCTTAGCCATTGCCACAGTACATTCATGTCCGTCTACAACAATACTCTCACCAAGCTGTTCAACTCCACGGAAGAACAAGTCCATAACATTTGTGATGCCTTGGGCCATGTGCTGGGAGATGGGAGTCAATTTGGAACGTGCGACGTTGATTCGTAGGTTGACTTGGAACGCGGGTGCCGAACCCTGAACACGCCCGAACAGTACATCCTCAAGGGTATGGCGCTGAATAAGGTCATCTACCTCTGTGATAAGCTTTTCAGCATCGAAGAGACCCTGTGGGTATGGAAGCATTTGCAATAGTTCGTCTGAGTAGGTTGCTGTAACGCCCCCAAGCCTGACTTGGAACTTGGGGCGAGTCTTTCCACCCTGCGCTACTCCAGACTCAGGCAGCTTCAGTTCATATGAGGGTAGGTAATAGGCTCCTACCATAGTTGCCAGACGAGAGATGAGTAGGTCGTAAACCTCTAAAGCCTCGTGAGCGTCGGCCAAAAAGCTTTTGTACCTATCTGTGTAATCCCGCATCTCCGTTTTAATCCCTGGGAACATGACAACGGGACATTTACCTAGACCATGCTGCCACGATTTGAGTAGTTTGTAGTCACCCTTTGGGGTTGCGGTGATGGGGAGTTGAACGTGTGCCTGCTCAGGAGAGGTATTGACTAGGTAATACTGTACATAATTGTAGTCCGTGTACTCAACAACACTTACTTCATCAAACCATTTAAGAGCACCAGAGGCCATGAGACCCTTAATATCAGAAGAGTTCATTCCATTCTTGTCGGCAAGGATACCCGCGACAACCCTCTTCTCTTCAATAGTGGCGATTGTGTTGTCCTCTGCATCGAGAAGAGGCAGAATACTCATGGTTGGTATGTGTTGCATGACGAAGGGGAACTTGGCCTCAGACGACTTCCACTTCTTAATAACCTCTAGGTAATCCTCTGGGGATTGCCGAGCCTTTCTGACTGGATAGCCAGCTTGGGCTGTCCAGACTGAGGGGAGTGGAAGTGCCTTGAGGAAGGCACGACCATAGATTAGTACATCTTTGGCTATACTCGGCCAAAAATCAGTACGTAGAAGCTGCTGCTCAAACACCTTGGCAGCAACAAGCTCGGTTGCTTCAGCCAATGCCTTGTCGTCTGTCTTTGGAGTCAGTGGTTCCATAGACCACGATGGCATTGCCATGACAAGACCGGCGGCATGCTCTATGATACCCCCAGCGCGTCCTGAATGTACCTCGAAGGGCTGGATATTGCGGTCAGGGTCATCCTCCAAGACTTCAATCTTGTTTCGGCGGTGTACAAGGTCACGAATAACCTCATTTTCCGCGATAGTGGGCGACCAATCTGTGATAAGTTTGTCGTGAAGCTCTTGCACGGTCTCAGCCGTGGGCTTTGGTAGGTTCATAGTCATTAGTTGACCTTTATCAGCGCCGGAGTGGTCAGTACACGGTGCACTTTGTCCTCTTTGCTGCAAGTGGGGCACCCAACAGGGACATCGCGGTGCTGCATTAGTCTAATTTCATCCCATTCCGTGCCGTCGCGGTCACACTTGTACGTATAGAAAGCTATGACTACTGCCCTCCTAACCATGAAGCAAGTTTCTGTAGCTTCATACTGTAATCTTTACACTGCTCTACGATATCTAGAACTTCTGCTCTACGCCGCAAATTCCAATGAAATATAAGCTTATTCCCTAACCCTTTGGGCCATATCGCTGATATGGAACCAGCACCTACTTTCCGTAGAAGAACTGATATCACTTCTGGGTCGGTGTTAGAAACACCAACGTAGGGGTAGAGAACAGGAGTTTGGCCATTGGTTCTGTAACTAGCATGTCCCTCTCCCTCTATCAAGGCTCCTATCCAGGCTCTTTCGACCTCTGTCATAGATAGAACACGACTAGACATACAGTTCTTAGGTTTTATAGACATAGCTCACCGCATCTCCATAATTATCCTTGGTCGATTGAGGATTGTTGAAGGATGCCTCATTTTGGTAAGGTTGTCAATGAGTAAAAAAAGTGCGTCCAAGTCGTCATCGTGCCCTGTGTTCGGGTAATGAGTCAATTGGTACTCACAATCAGGGAACCACTCCTCTCCAGAAGGGAAAAGTACGTGTCCACCGTGCAAAAACGGTGCAATTGCGTGGGCGCGGGTCATTTTCCCACCTTTGTAGGGCATTGCTTGGACTGGAAGCATCGAGTGGGCCATCAAAGTCTGTACAGCGGGAGTTCCAGAGGCCGCATCTTCGACCCAAATGGCAAATTCGTTCCATTTTTGGGCAGATTCAGCGATTTGGTCGAGCAAACCAGGAAGTCCCCAGCGTCCTTTGATGCGGTCAAGGATGTAAATACGTCCGTGCTTGTCCATCCCCCCAATATACCCAACTGTGAAATCGTTTTGTTCCTTCTCTTTGAACGCTGTATCCCACGAAGAGGCCACAAGTAGGTCAAGCTCATCCCTTATATACTTCGGAGGACGACTGTAGCTGTCCCAAGTGTGCAGTTTACGGATGATTTGGGCCTCTCCACCCTTGGTATCACCCATATATTGCATGGCAAACATGGCCGGAGATTGGTAACGCTTGTTAATCAGGAACTCAGCGGGATAAGCCTCCTCCCAATATGACTTGTCACCGCGCAAAAGTGCGGCAGTGTGCAAGACTTTTACTCCCTTTTGGCTCAATTTCCGACCGATAAAGTCGGCATCACTCCACCTAGTGCCAATTACTACTTCCCAAGCGTCTGAGGTGAGGCGCGTGGAGATTGCGTTGTCGTAGTTTTCCCAAACTTTGTCTAGGTTTGCCTTGGTTCCTGAGTTCTTTTGGTCGTGGGGGTCGTCAATGACCAATCCATTGAGTCTATATGCCACGACTGCCGAAGTAGTGCCACCAGCCCTAAGAGTTGGGTGTGGGTCAGCGAGGTCTGTTCTAGAGACTTGGAACTCACTGGTGCCCCATCTTCGCTTGTCAGGTCGGACTTCTGGGAAGGTAATGCGATAGGGGAGACTAGACTCGATGAGATTCCTAATGGCGTAACTACGACTCCAGCCAACGGAGTCCGCGTAGGAGAGAAGTCCGTAATGTCTGTCCGGTAGCCTACCAAGCATCCATGCAGTAAATCCCACACCGACAAGCTGGGTCTTTCCACTACCAGGGGGAGCGATGATGATAAGTTTCCGCCCATTTGGGTCATCTCCTATCTTTTGTAGTTCTTCAATCCACTGTTTTTGGTGCGCTGCGGGGTTGAATCCAAGTACAAAGCGGCAAAACTCGGCAAAATTCTGCCTAGCACGTTCCCCTCGCTTTATTAACTTTTCTGTTTTACTACTTCCCTCTATCAAGCAACTCCTGCAACTCTTCCTCTGGTTGCTTTAGAAGAGTAGATTCAACAGATTTAACCGCTCTAGTTGAACGCGTAGCGGTTTCCTCTGCTGATTTGCCGAGCACCTTGTCGATTGCCCATAGTGCGGCCTTTAATTGTGAGCTAACCACTCCTGGTTCGCCGCCTTGTTTCGCAATCTTCAAGACTATCTCGGTATTCTCAACTACGCTTTCGCGTAGCAAGGTGACGGCCTGACTTGTCAGGTCTACTCGAAGTTCGTCAATCCTTGCTGTAAAGTCCTCCTCCTTCATCCACCGACTGACAGTCTGTGGGTAAACTCCCATCTCACGGGCTACGTCTACCTGTTTCCATCCCTCAGCGATGAGGAGGGCTGCTTTCTCTTTTCGGGGGTCAAGCTTGGTTACGGCCATTTGTTATTATAAAGACCCCCTGCGCTCGTTCCTTGCTATTATACACCATTTGAAAGAGTTTGTCAAGATGTGAGGGAAAGTTATCAATTACATCTTCTCAACGAACTTCTTGTGCATAGTTGTATAACACTTACAACACTGTAGATGGTCATTGGAGTATTCACTGCAGTAACAGTGCTCACAGGCAAAAGGTCTATAATTAATGTAACAAGAGCACGGATACCTATTACAATAAGTACACAAGACAAAGGACGAATTGCTCCCGCTCATTGACTGCATCTTTCCCTCCTCCATAACATTACTCATCTTTGCCTACATTATAACATATCCGCGCACCTTTGTCAAGCCCCCACACTATTTTATATTTCTGCCTATTTATAACACCCCCTTTTGACCACCCTTTGCAGAAAATCCCGCTCTCGATTTAAGTACCTACCCCCCTATTAATTCTTGATACCATAGAAAGTTAAGGGTCTGGTTTCGCGGGCCGTGCCTTGTCCGATGGACATCCTATCCCTCGCGCCTGCCTGTGCACGTGCGGCGTACGATGGGCATACCCCCAGGGGGTATATGAAGTCGTATCTGAGGATGAGCTATTCTGAGATGCCCCTATCTGACGTGGGAGTATTTGGGTGCATTTGGGCTGTGATAGGAACGCGACGCAAGTTGACAAACGCCGAATGAACGGAGTACCCTCATCATAGTACATTCACATAGCGCCCACATATCAGGCGCACGGCGGACAAGCTGGCAGCAAAAGTCCCCCACCGTGACTTCCAGAGCCGCCGCAATACGAATCAATGCCCTAACCTGACTGTCGGGCAGAGAGTGAGCTCCCGATGGCCAAGCTATACCGCCTGACATTCAACGTATCGGGAAGCGGATACTTCCCCTTTGACATGCTTAGGTATGACGCATGCTTTCCCTGTACAAGCGAGGATTGCGTGGAGCTAACGCGCAAAGGCGAACGACGGATAGGGCTCGTTCGCGTCTTTCACGGCAACAAAGCCAATGCATCCTATCAGGTGACTCCTGGGAGGTGGCGGTCATTCGGCTGGCGTCTTAGTGACCTAAGCAATCCGCAAGAGATTTCCTGACTGACAATTCGCCCGACAGTCAAGCTAGGGCATTGATTCACAATCCAAACCGCTTTCACTAGCGGTTTAGAATGCTTCTGCGCGTTGTCGGGAAGGATACTCCCATGACAGTACCGAGCTATTGCATCGGTACAGCAGACCCTGAGCTATCGCCAGATGAGCGGGAATATCTAGTCTCTTATTTGAGCGATTGGCTGAGGCATGGGCATGACATTTACTGCGCAGACTGTTCGCAGTCTGTCCGAGATGTAGTGCTCACAGATGATGGGCAGTTTGTATGTCGCCCGTGTTACGGTGACAAGGAAGGGAAGTAGACTCCAATGACAACACGAGGCAAGGGTAAGACAACGGGGCTGGCGATACGTCTGTTTATCCTCAAGCTGATTGCGGTCAACGCAAAGCAAACGGGATTCAACGGCGTACACTGCAATTTCCCGCTTGTGTGGGCTGGCAATCTGTCATTCAACAAGCTGGTTAGTGCGGAGTTTGGCATCGATACCCAAGCTGTTCGGGCCGTGACCGATGCCATGACTGACACGGGCGAGATAGTCCGTCTACCCGCAAAAGGCGGCGTTCGGTTCTACCTACCGGACAAGGCCCCGGCTAGCTCGCCTGCGACAGTAAGCGCCAATGCCCTAACGGTGGCTACTAAGCTACTCCAGGCGAAGTAACGAACGCATAGTGAGTAGATAGCGCGTAGATAGCATCCTAGACCGCTAGGGACAGCCGTTCGGGTTCCCAGGTTTTAATACGGTGGCAGATTGCACATAGGACAGTGCATTTTGCCACCTCTTTTTTTAGTCTGTTGAGGGTGTAGCTACCCACCATCGCACTGACCGGAGCAAACTTAGTGGATGGGTCAATGTGGTCTAAGTCCAAAGCGTAGGCATGCTCGTTGTATCCACAATGTTGACACCCTAGAGACAATATGACATGGGACACATTGTACGCGCCAACAGACGGCGCGTTTTTTGTTGCCCATACCCCAACAGCGGCCCCATATCTGTTGACCGCACATGCGCGTGCTGGCGACCCTCTGACAGCCGAAACGCGCAAATCTCACGGCTCAAGGCTAGGGTAAGGGCTAAGGGTAAACTCGCCTGTCGGTATGCGTTATTTTGGTAGACAGTCGGCGAGAAACTGTGCAAAGCTGGGCAATTCTCTCTCCGACTAAGTGATAGGCCGTGCCTTAATAAGACTCCCGCGAATCACTGCTTCTAGCATAACATATTTAAGCAAGTTTGTCAAGCCCCAAGCACAGGCGTAAGGCATAAGGGTAGACTGTGGGTGCGTAAGGGGTTATTGAGAAAGGCAGGGGCGAAGTATCTATAGGCAAGCGATAGTCTGGGGTTGACATCGGGTGCGGTTGTGGTAAAATGATGGTGGCCGACTGGAGAGCGGTCACTAGAGAGAGGAGAAGAAATGAGAGACCAAGCTGGCAAGATTGTTGATTACAATATCCGATTTCAAGATGGGGCTATAGTCTTGGAGTTTGTACCTTACATAGACAAGACTAAGTATTACTATATTGGGATGTCAGATGATGATGTTGTAAGACTTATCTCAGACTTATCTAAGGCACTAGCAAGGAGGTGAGCACCTATCTCTGAGCCTATCTGGGGTTGACACGATTCTCGGAGTGTGCGATAATAGTCGTGGCCGCTCCGAATGGGGCGGCAAGGAGAGAAAAGGAGAGACAGCAATGGCAACAGAGCTAGAACTTCTCGAACACAAAGCACTAATGCGTAAGCTCGCAGGACAGAAGGCCGCACGTACACGAGCAAGGAGGGCAAAGAAGGTAGAGTATCCTAATCCCCTGAGCACGGCGATTGTTATTCATGGTAGGGAGTATATCCCTTATCGGAATTCGAGGAGTTAACATGATGATATGTGACGTATGCTTTACAGATTCTTGGGGCCAATGCATAGACAACCGCGCCGCTATCGCCGCCGTGAAAGAGATAGACCAACAGGAGTAAAGCATGAACGCACCTCAATGCATCTTTGGACATGGTGTTGCTGTTGTTACTTGGACTCTTTCAGAACCGCGTAACATAAAACAATACAAGGAGGATGTTTATCTCTGTAAGGACTGCTACAACGAAATAATCAGATTAGCAGGAACATTAGGATATGCGGATGCACCATTTATGTATATGGTACAAATGCATGATGCCCTTGTCTCTGCCCATTCTCTGTCTTGTGTAATCTGTCTATTTGAGGGAACGAGAAGTATCGAGGGCTTGTATTGGTGTGCGAAGCATTACCAAACTGCCGAAAAGGTAGCACAATCTACTGGGGAGACTTTTGACCTATTATCGGCTGTGCAAAGATTCCTGTGGAAACTGCAATTAGAGTGTGAGGAATGCAAGGAAGATACTAATAGGTGTCCAAATTGTGCGGAGTGTGAGTGTGAGGGGTGCGACCATTGGTGTTCAGACTGCAATGAGTTCGTGAGGGGGTTTTCGGTTTGCGGGGACTGTGGAGTTCGGAGTTGTTCTAGCTGCGCCTCTTGGTGTGGCGATTGTGGCACCTGTACTGATTGCTGCCACTCATGCAGACGTTGTGGTGAGTGTACTAGCAGCGCCTCTTGGTGTGGCGATTGTGGCACCTGTACTGATTGCTGCCACTCATGCAGACGTTGTGGTGAGTGTACTAGCAGCGGTGAATGTGACTGCGGGCACGATTCCGAATCTGATGTGGCTGTAGGAGATTGGGGGTTGCCCATTGTGTTTAAGCTACACCAAGCGGCGGCCACATTCTATACTCTAGCAACTATGGCCGAGCGTGACCCAAGCTACAAGCAAGAGTTTGAGAACTACGCGAAGGAACTGGCCGAAGTCTTTGCTCCTTATCTAGACATGGCTGTTGGTGGGGAGATTAGGTATGGGTCGGAGACGATTGGTGATGGTGAGGCTAAGAGACTGATGCCTAGAATACACAAAAGGTATCGTAAGTATGGTAACATCAATCGAGGCAAGGCGTGGGCAGAGTGGAAAACCCTGCGCGATGAGTATGGCACTGACATTCTTAGAGAGGCGGAGTACGCTCTAGAAGAAGGCAAGTGGGGAAGGTCAGTAGGTGGTCATGCTTGGGCACAAGTGGCGGCCACACTCAGGCAGTTCGAGGAGGGTGAGATTAGTGTGGTCACATTTGTTGATACCGCTTTCGGACTGGAGCATAACAACGGCTGCATATTCAACAAACTGTGGACGACGTATGGGCTCAAAGATATACTCGATGCCAACTTGGAGGGTAGAATAGAGTACGTTGAGAAGCATCTGCCGGAAGAAGAACCACACACTAAGCGTTATCATGCGTGGAAACAGTTTGGTTCCCACACGTTTAGATAGGAGAGCGAATGACAATAACAAAACCAACTGAGGCGGTACACTGTAGGCTATGTAAGACAGAGATGAAAGTCGACGGGCTACTTTACTATTGCAAGGAAACAAACTGTGACACATTCCCTGTCTGTGACTTGTGCCTATGTCATGATTGTGGCCGGTGTGATTTGTGCTGCACTTGTATAGAGCAAGAGGTATGGGCGGGAGGTAATCTATACTGTTTCACTTGTGGAAGTGTGGAATACCACGCACTAGAATCAGAAGACGGACTAGCAACCAACGCCGATGCTATCTGTGTGAAGTGTAAGACCACTTTCGGCAAGGACGTGAGCGTAGCTGACATTAGCATTGAGAAACTGTATTCAGATGGTGTAAATTTTGAGTTCCTTGTGTGGTGGGAGAAGAACGTGCTCAACATACCTGACACTACCGATGAGAACGACCCCGCTGATACAGAAGAAGAGGATGAGGATTACATCTTCTGTGCCAGATGTGGCACAAACCAACAGCACAAGTTTCTCTATCGTGTGGTCATGGGGACGACGAACAATACATCTCCTAAGTTAGAGTGCCTAGTTTGTGGGCAGACACGATTCCATAGATTTCGCAAAATGTCTGATGGTTCGTTCACTGAGGTTGGGACAGGGCAGGGCGTAACACCTAGTCTGGCAAGCACGTACCACCGGAGCAACGTATACAATTATGGGAGATACGAGAACTCACAGTGGTACGGCGGAGGATTTCACAACTGCGACCACTGGCGTGACCCTGTGAAACTAGGAGAATACACTGTCTATGCCTCTGCATCCTCCGATAAGAATAGTGCGAAGGACACGGACATACGACCGGACTATGGCTTCTACTTCTCTACTATCTCGTGGTCGCATAAACTGACGGTGACGCCGGACTTCCCAAGAGAATTGGTAAAGATAGATGTGGCTTTCCCGTGCCTGTTCTACGACTGGACAGACATGAGCGCACCGCGTAGTCCATACATACTACACATTGTCAAGGCTGCGACAGAGCTAATAAAAGAGGGCAAGAAGGTAGACATTGGGTGCATGGGGGGACATGGCAGGACGGGCACGTTCATGGCACTGTTGGCGGTAGAGTTGTTAGAGATGACGGCGCTAGATGCTATCAACCTGGTGCGAAAGAACCACTGTCAAGAAGCCATCGAAACCTACGCACAACGAGCGTTCATCTACGGGTTTGCTGGTGAACCTACCCCGCCCGCTCCTGTCAGTCTTAGTGCATCAACTAATAAGAATCAAGGCACGAAATACAAGACGCGGGCTGAGAAGAAGGAAGGTAAGAAGCAGCGTAAGGCAAGACGAATAGCATTTAGGGAGAAGGTGAAGGAGGCACAGGGTCGAGGAGTCACTAGGCTTGCAGATTTTGAGACTAATGGGTTCTACTGGCAGTGCAAGAGTTGTTGTACCATGCTACAGTCTATGATTGAACGACCACACGGAAGGAACGACACGACGGACGACATTTACTGCACATCCTGTACAGAAAAGACACATCATGTGCGGCCAGCGATTCTATGGGAGGAGTTTAAGGCATGAAAGAACGTAAGAGCCGCCCGTCTCTACTGGTTTTGTCAGACCGTGATGCGCTACTGAAAAAACTATTGGCTGAATTTCAAAGGCATAACGTAGGTAAGGAACAGATTATTAATTTCCTACTTCACATATTTGCACAGTGCGCCCACCCCCAAGAGACTCTAATATTGTGGGGAGGTACGGAATCGCTCAAAGCAATAGTGAAAATAAATAAGAAATTAGAAGAGGTAATACACAGCCTACAAACTAGAGTAATTGATGTAGATGGTACTGTGCGTAATATAGCGCTCTATAGTAGTTCGTGGGAGTTGTTTGCAGAGACCTTGACAGGAGCTAAGGGTGAGGACGCCACTTAGGTCTAGTCCGTTTCGGGCGGTAAAGGGGAGAGTCGAAAAGGTTTTGAGAAGTGAATAAGAAGATGTGTTGCCACGAGATGTGGAGGTTTAGAAAAGCTGAGGGATGTACCCCCCACCTATGGAATAACCTTATCTGGGGTTGTGACGACAATTTTGAGGTTCCTATAAGCTACTGCCCGTGGTGTGGTACACAAATAAACCCAGACCCGCGAGATTTCCTCCCGTTGGAGTCTGGTCTACCATGATAGAGGAAATTTTCGCCGGACTAGGGCCACGCTACGCTGAGGCACGAGAGATGCAAAGAAATATCTTAATTAAAATAGCCCGTGAATTGGGGACAATATCTTCAACTAAATTAGGCAGGCTTACTATGCTAGAGCTGCCCACTGGAATCGGGAAGTCTGCAATTGCTATATCATTGGCAGAATTGATAGGTTCACCGTTCACTGTCATCAATACGGCCACCATATCTTTGCAGAACCAATACGATGCGGACTTCCCTCGTGTCTGCAAACTGGTAGGCAGGGATAACTTCGAGTGCACCCTGAGATACAAGACTACGGCAGCGAACGCTCCGTGTGTAGCTGACTCGTCTATATCTTGTAACTCTGACTTTTATGCACAGGAGGAGGAGTACAGACGCTCGGCAGTAGTGGTAACAAACTATGCATTGTATATGTCTGAGCTACTGAAGGGTAAGCGATGGCATGAGCGCCGTCCACACCTGTTAGTCTGTGATGAGGGGCACCGACTGTTAGATTTCCTCACTCAAGCAGAGACAATCACTGTTGACCGGAGATTGTGCGAGAAGCTTAACCTAAAGGTTCCAGCGTCCAACGAGATAGAACCTATGCAAACTTGGGCAAAGCTCAATGTAGACAAGGTTCGTAAACGTGCCTTCGGTCTGACGTTATCTGGCAGTAAATGGGCAAAGGCTTGGTTATCTCTTATGTACCAGCTACAGGGACTAGCCACAAGTCCGGCGGGGCTTATAGTAACCCGTGCCGATGACTTGTTTGAGGCTACTCCACTCTGGCCCCGTAAGAGCGCCGAATCTTTGCTCCAGTCTGCCAATCATGTATTAGTTATGTCAGCCACATTATGGGGAGGAGACTTTTTTGCAGAATTGTTAGGGTACAAGGATGACTACAAGTATATATCTGCACCGTCCCCATTTGACAAATGGCGCTGGCCGGTGTATTATAGACCCGTGGCTTCGATGAACAAGGATTCGTCCGTCAAGGACTGGGAAAGGATGGGGTTAGCATGTCATGAATACATACACAGCAGAAGTGGGGATAAAGGAATCATCCACGTCGCCTCTGTATCTCAGGTGGATAGGCTGGCAAGGACAATCTTACGGTGTCAGGACTGCCGGTCTAGGCTGGTACTTCTACGTCGTGGAGGGAAACGTGTTGAGACTCTTGACAGGTTTCGAGCAAGCAAGGCAGGATGGATTATACACCCATCAATCGGAGAAGGAGAGTCCTTCGACGACGAGCAATGTCGAATCCAACTTATTGCCAAGATTAGATATCCAGACTTGGCTGACCCACTCGTCAATCTTCGTGCAAACGATGGGGGAATGGGACAAAAGTTTTATTTCAATTCCACTGCCGCCTACACTAGTCAAACTATTGGAAGAGGAATGCGAAGTGCCGATGATTACTGCGAAACCTACATTTTGGACGGGAGTTTTGCAAACCTGTATGACCGGAATAAAAAGGCTTTTCCTCAGTGGTTCCACGACCAACTGAGGTAGTGAAAGGAGATGTGATAATGGGGCTAAACACGAAATGTAAAGTTCACGGAAACGCACACCCTGACTTCATGTGCCCAGATGAGGATGAAGATACAACTTCTTTCGCCCGCTCCCTCGCTGCCGCCCGTCTTGAGGTCGCAGCGAAGGAATCCGAGTTGTCGGTTGTTCAGCGAGACTTGAACGGTGCGAATGCCTACATCGAGGAGGTTCGCAATCAACGAGACAGAGT